ATGTACGTCGCCGGGTTCAGGTTCTACCTTGGCAAGCCGGGCAACCCAACTCCGGGCCTGTCGTCGCTCGCGTTGGCTGCGGGCTCATTCACGGCCCAACAGCACGCATCGACCATGGGTGTTGCCGACCAGCTTGCCGGATTCAGCACGCCGGCGGACGGGCCAAACCCGTACTGCTCGGCCACGATTACGCGGGACTACATCAAGGCGATGCTGGAGGACACGGACGGCACCTATGCCACGCACATCATCATCTACTCGGGCCACAATCTGGCCCCGAATGAATCGACCGAACTCGCGTCTGGCACGTCGGCGACCATGATTTCTGCACTGAACGCGATCATGGATCAGCACAACGCGAACGCGGACGCACTGAGCCAGCCCCGTCCCAAGTTCCTGATCGTCAACTGTGAGAAGTTCTACACGTCATACACGGCCACGCAGAACGCGAACAAGGCACTGACGATGGAGTACGTTGCGGGCCAGCGTGGTTGTGCGTTCATCAACCTGTTTGCATTCACGGACGACGGGACCGCGTTGGACGCGACGATGTGGTATTCGGTGTCCGGGTATCAGCCAACGGTTGCATCGTCAGGTGCGGGCCCGACGACGAGCGGCATTGATCGTGTGCATAACTCGTACCCCGGAGCCCGGTACATCTGGCGGATGGTGTGGGAGATGGGCCTGCAATCGTTGGGGTACGTCCCGAATGTTCGCGGGAACGAGGCTTTCCAGCGTGCCCCGGTGACGCGGGCGGCGAGCGTGCGGTAATGGGCAACGCGACGGCCATGCAGGCGGGGTACGTCACACACGGAGCGGTCCGTGAGATGTGGCTATGCCGCTTGCCGGAACTGCTGATTCCTGGCCCTGCCGGAACGGGCAAGAGTCGCGGCGTGTTGGAGAAGGTCCATGCGTTCATGATGAACCACCCCAAGTCACGCGGGCTGATCGTCCGCAAGACCCGTGCGTCAATGACGGAATCCGTGCTGGTCACGTTTGAATCGCATGTGGTGGCCGGGCCAGAATGCACCATCACCAACCAGCAACGCCGGACCCGCACGGCCTACGAGTACGCCAACGGTTCAACGCTGGTGGTGGGCGGGCTGGACAACCCTGACCGGCTCATGTCCACGGAGTACGACATCATCGCGGTGTTTGAGGCTACCGAACTGACCGAGGACGACTGGGAGAAGTTGACGACACGCCTCCGCAACGGCAAGGCCCCGTACCAGCAGATCATCGCGGACTGCAACCCGGCAAGCCCTACGCACTGGCTCAAACGCCGGGCGGATCGTGGGCAGATGGCGGTGTTTCCGTCCAGCCACAAGGACAACCCGCGACTGTGGCAACGCGACGACTGGACACCAGAAGGGCGGCGGTACTTGGCAACGCTGAACAGCCTGACCGGGCATCGAAGGGCCCGCCTGCTCGACGGCAAGTGGGCCGCTGCCGAGGGTCTGGTCTACCCCGAGTTTGACGCGACGACGCACGTCCTAACTACCAACGTAGTACCAGACTCATGGCGGCGGATCGTGTCCATCGACTTCGGGTATAAACACCCGTTCGTATGCCAATGGTGGGCCATCGACGAAGACGGGCGAATGTACCTGTACCGCGAAATCTTCAAGTCGCAAAGGATCGTTGCCGACCATGCAAAGCAGATTCTGGCGTTGTCGAAGGGCGAGCGAATCGAGGCGTTCATTTCGGACCATGACGCGGAGGATCGGGCAACGCTGGCGGCTGCGGGCATCCAGACCATCGCCGCGAAGAAGGACCATCGAGTAGGCCGGGACGCGGTACACGCCCGCCTGACCGTGCAGGCCGACGGCAGGCCCCGTCTGTTCGTGCTGGCCGATTGCACCGTGGAGACCGACCCGATCCTCTACACGGCCAAGCGACCGACCAGCACGCTGGCCGAGTTCGACTGCTACGCCTACCCGAAGGGGCAGGACGGGAAGGCGGAGAAAGAGGAGCCTGTCAAAGAGCAAGACGACGGCATGGACGCGATGCGATACGCGGTGATGCACCTTGACGGCCCGCGTGAAAGTATGGGCGGCTATGCGGCGGTTACACTTGCGGGTAGTCCAGAGACTCAGGCACCCAAGGCCAAGGCGGCATCTGCGGCGGCGATTGAAAGGACGTGGTTCTAATGGCGAAGCGAGCAACCAAGCCGAAGGCAGAGCAGCCCGTGATGCGTGGCGTGAAGGCCATCAACCCGTACGACTCACGCGAGTTGCCGGGTGCGTACGTTGCCGCAACGGTCATCACGGGCGAGGACGTTTCGACGTGGTACAACACCACGGGCCGCGACTTTGAGTTGATTGCAAGGGCTGGCGTTGGCACCCCGAACCATGCGTGTACGACGATGGCGACGGTGTGTGCGTCCCAGACGTTGCGGCTGTACCGACGTGCTGGTTCCAAGCCAAAGGCGTACGGGACGCGGGCGATCACCGACCGCAAGAAGATCAAGTACCTGGCGGGCGATACCGACGTTCCAGTTTCCACGATCAAGGGAGCGAACTACGCGGCCAAGGCCAATGACGGCATCGAAGAGGTGATGGATCATCCGATCTTGGATGTGCTGCAGAACCCAGACCCCGTGTACACCGGGCAGTTGTGGATGATGCTGCTTTGGTGGCAGCGTGAAGCGTGCGGGCGTTCGTACATCTGGGCGGGCGATTGGGTAGGCCGTGGGCCGCGAATCCCAACCAGCCTCTACATCCTGCCCAGTGCGTACACATGGCCCGTCAAGTCAACCACCGGACTGATTGACTCGTTTGTGTACGGTCGCAACCGTGCCCAGATGATGCGGGTGCAGCCTGAAACCGTGGTGTACCTGCGGCACTCGCCCAACCCGTTCGATCCGGTCGGGGCGTGGGGCCCGTTGCAGTCGGTTATCGCAGAGGCGGACATGGAAGCGGCGGCGTTGAGTGCCGAGGTTGCCCGCTGGAACAACGGCGGTATGCCGGGCATGGTGTTGAAGGCATCCCCGACGACGACCGACCCGCAAATGGGCCAGATGCAGGCCGCGTTGAGCCGTGCCGTGCAGGGCGTTGGCAAGGCCGGTAGTATGCTCTTGCTCCGTGACACGGAACTGGTTCAGTACGCCACCAAGCCCCACGAGATGCAGTACGTGCAGGGCATGGACCATGCACAGAAGCGGATCTATGACGCGTTCGGTATCCCAGAGTCGATCTACCGGCTGAACTCCGCGAACCTTGCGAGTGCGATGGTGAGCGATGGTCAGTTCGCCCGCTACGCGATTGCCCCGCGTTTGGCCGTGATGGCTAGCGAGTTGACCGAGGGCCTGCTGCCGATGTTCGGCATCGAACCCGGCGACATGTGGTTCGCGTATGACAACCCTGTCAAGGACGACGTTATCACGCTGGCCGATGTGTACCTGAAGGGCGAGCAGGCCGGTATCGTGCTGCCCAATGAGTACCGCCAGATCATCGGGCTTGAAGCGTTGCCGGATGAAATGAACGTGCCTAGGTATCGGCAGACTACGGCACCGGCCCCGCTGCCCGATCCGTTCGCGGTAATGGGTGGCGGCAAGCCCGACGAACTCGAACCAGAGGACGAAGGCGATGAAGAGGCCAAAGCGGACGAACCTGAAACCAAAGCCGTTGCGTCTGGATCTGATCTTGGAGCGTGCAAATGCGGTGCTTGTCGCAAGGGCGGCGGAACGAATGGGGCTCATGCCGCATCGAATGACGCCGCTCGTCCTGCTGGCGATTGCAAGGCGGGACCAGCCGTACACGGACCCGTCAAACTGAAGTCATTCATTGACGAATGGGACGAGGCGGCTCAGGTGCCCAAGTCCACGGCGAAACTGTTCGGCCAGTTCCAGAACGCTATGAATGCGTGGTACGCGGCGACGATGCCCGCGATGGTGAATGACAATCTGGCCGTGGAGTACCCCACCCCCGAGGCCATGCGTAAGTTCACGCAGATTACCGACACGTTCATTTCGAAGGTTCTGGAGAATGGTGCGGCGGTGGGCATCGCCAAGATCCCCGGTGCGACCGAAGGAACGTGGAACATCGCCAACGAAGGGGCCATGAAGTACGTGCGGGACCGTTCGTTTGAGTTGGCAAAGTCTGTCCCCGAAACCATGAAGGGCACCGTGCAGGCCGTAGTGGAGAAGGAGCTTGCGAACCCCGAAGGCTACACGGTCGATACGGTCAAAGAGAAGATTGCCGAGCAGGTGCCAGAACTGAGCGGGTATCAGGCCGAGCGGCTTGCACGGACCGAGACGGCGGACGCATTCAGCGAGGGCCAGCGGCAGGCGTGGAAAGCTGAGGGCATCGCGGGTAAGCAATGGCTCATCGGTGGCGGGCCTTGCCCCGACTGCGAAGGTGTCGCCGCGAAGTACCCCGGACCCATCCCGATTGACCAGCCATTCGAGTACAACGGACGCAGCGTGCAGGCCCCAACGTGGCACCCGAACTGCCGCTGTGCCCTTTCCCCTAGCAACGAACTGCCGGAGACACCCAATGAAAACCAGTGAAGTTGAGCAGATGATCGACCGTATCCGGCTGCGGGCACGTGCCTTCAAGTCGATGGACAACCAGGCAAACGCTATCGGCGTGGTCGCGGCCCCGTGGGGTGCCCATCGCAAGAGCGGCATCAAGGCTGCGGACCCGGCCAACGGTCGCCCCATCGAAATCACCTGCTATGCGAACACGGCGGCGGTCGATACCCAGCGTGAGGTAGTGCTGCCCGCTGGTGGCGACGTTCGTTCGTACCTGACCGTGAACGGGAACCTGTTCGTGGATCACCGATACGACATGGAACACGTGGTAGCCAAGTGCATCCGCATGGCACTCGATCCGGGCGGGTGGCTTTGCACCGGGCAGTTCCTTCGCGGGTTTGAGACCGAATACACCAAGGCATGCGTAGCCTTGGCCCGTGCGGGCACGCTCGCCATGAGCATCGGTTTCGAGAGCATCGAATCCGGCCCGCCGACCGTTGAGGAACGGGTAGCCTACCCCGGCGTGGAGTACATGATCCGCCGATGGAAGGCTCTGGAGGTTTCGTACACCGCTATCCCCGTGAACGTCACGTGCCGTCTGGTGGCGACCAATCTGGACGCTGCGGCAGAGGTGGCTGACAAGAGCCGGAAGGCCCTGATCGAAGCACACGTGAAGCCCGAAGTCATCCAGCGGTTTGGCATCCGTCCCAAGAAGATTCTTGTACTTGGCGGGTGATTGAATCGCGGGGTACACTTGTAGCGACATCGCACTCCTCCTTTCGCGGGTTCTCCGGAGTCATGCCCGGAGGACCATTCAACCAAATAGACCCTGCGACCGCTTCCGATCCGATTGCGTCCCGTGTGGGCCGCATACGCAACGGGAAAGCATGAGCAGAGATTCACACCACGCCGCGAGGCGAAGGAATCTCACTCATGAATCGCAAGTCACTTCTCGAACTGCTCCGTAACAACGGTTACACCGAAGCAACCCCGACGCTGGAAAGCGTCAAGTCATTCATCAACAACACCGTCGGCGGCGGATTCGTCATCAACGGTCAGGACGGAAACCCCATCGACATCGATGCGGTCTGGAACAAGAAGGCAGTTCTCACGCTCGAAGGCGACAACGCCACCGACGCGATGAACTCGGCTGACCGCAAAGCCGTCATCAAGGCCGCCAAGGGCACCGACAGCCCCCACACCGGCGACGATGATGCCCCCCAGCGTTTCAGCATCGGCAACATGGAAACCAAGAGCTTCAACGCCAAGGCAAGCCGCGGCGAAACGCACCTGCCCGACGCTGATACCGCTGGCGTGGTGGGTTCCTTCTTCCGTCTGGCCGCTCTCGGCCGCGAAGGCTACAGCCAGAAGTCCGAAGACGTTGCAGTCCTCCGCAAGGCGGCTGTTTCGTACGACTTCTCCGGCGGCGGTTTCACCGTGCCCGATGTGCTGTCCACGATGCTCATCGACATCAAGCCCCAGTACTCGGCAATCCGCACGATGTACGGCGGCCTGATGCCCATCTCGCCCGCTGGCGAGAGCGTCCCCCGCCGTACGGGTGGCGTGACGGTCTACAGCCCCGGCGAAGGTGTTGCCGCTACCGTGAGCGAACCCGCCGGCGATCAGGTGAAGCTCACCCCATTCGAGATGGTGGCACTCGCCAAGCCGACCCGCACCCTGCTCAGTCGCTCGAACATCCAGTATGGCGACTTCATCGCCCGCGAGATGGCGTATGCAATCGACAAGAAGTTTGAAGAGATCGTCCTGTCCGGCGACGGCACTTCGACGTACTTCAATCAGGTTGGCATGATCGGCCGCTACTCGGGCCTTGTGACCGACGCGGGCGGAACTTGGACCACCAACGCTGACTATGCCGCGTCGATCGTTGTGGCGGCTGGTGCAACGTGGGCAAGCATCACCTACCAGAACGTCGCGGATGTCATCGCTCGCCCGCTCAACGTGGAGAACCCTCTCCGCATGGCGATCGTGTGCAGCCGTCCGTTCTACTACGGCGTGCTCGTTCCCCTCGCTTCGAGCAAGGGCGGCGTGACGCGGGCTGAAGTCATCAATGGCGTGTCGGTCCCCATGTACGAAGGCTACCCGGTGATCTTCAGCAACGCCATGCCGCAGCAGTCGGCAACGGCCAGCGTGGTGATGCACCTCGCGGATTGGGGCCTGTGCTCCAAGGTCGCGGAAGTGCCAGGCACCATGACCGTCGAAACCAGCACGGAACGCTTCTGGGACGAACGCAAGATCGGCTACCAGATCAGCGTCCAGCGTGCGTTGAACATGCACGACATTGGCAACGCAAGCAGCACGGCCGCAAGCCGCGTCGCTGGCCCCATCGCCTCGCTCATCACCGCCTAATCCAACCACCAAACACAAGGAGCATTTCTCATGCAGGGCACTCTCGAACTTCAGAAGTTGAAGGTCCACCGATTCTTCAACTCGCAGGCAATCGTGGACAACGCATCATGGACATCAACGTGTCTCGACACGTCCGGCCTTGACGGCGTGTATGTCCTCGTCACTTTCGGGGCGATGGACATCGCTATGGCGGCGTTGAAGGTGCAGGAGTCGGACACGCTGACCGATGCTACCACGCTCGCCAGCGGCACCGACATCAGCGGTGCAGACTTCAGCGTGTCGCCTCTGACTCTGCCGTCCGCAACGGCTGACAACACCAGCGTCGGCGTGTTCATCCCCATCGTCGGTGCACGTAAGCGGTACATCAACGTCATCGCCACGGGCGGCAACGGTGCGGCAGGCACTTACGCAGAGGCTAAGGGCTTCTGCACCCCCAAGATTGTCCCCGACTCGGCCAGCGAACGCGGGCTTGCACAGCAGGCCATCGTCGCCGGTTGATAGGTCATTCACCATCCACCATCCGGCACTGGAAACGGTGCCGGATGATTTCACAACAGGAGCGAACTCATGGCGACTTCAACGCGGGCATCGGTGACGGTTCAGGCTGGAGGCTCCGGCGTGACCTTCCCATCGTCCATGCAGATCAACTGGACGCAGGTCCACACGGACGCGGAGCAGGTGAACAGCGGGGCTCAACTGCTGAACCCCGGCAGCGTGTCCAGTGCGTACGTCATCCCCGCCATCGTGTCGCAGGGCACGCGGATGCGGATCATCGCACGGACGAACTACGCGGTCGCAACGGTCACAACGTCGCCCGTGGTGCGGATCTACGGGGCGAATGACGTGCCTAACTCGTCCGGTGCGTTCCCCGCCGGCACGATCTTCCACCGCATCGACTCCGAGAACTTCGCCGATACCGGGCTCACGCTCACGCTTGACGTGGCCGCGAACGTCCAGAACGACGGGGCCACTTACTGCTGGTCATCTCCGCAGCCGGTATCGACCGGGTTTGACATGCTCGGGGCCAAGGCAGTTGTCGTGTTGATCCAGACCGCAGCAGACGTTGACGTTGGCACCGTGCCGCTCTACATCGCACTGCTCAACTAAGGGGGCACCGTGGCGACGCTCGTATCAACAGCCGATTACAAGGCGTGGCGGAACATCACCGGCACGGCACAAGATACGTTCATCGCCCAGATTCTCGGGTGGGTGTCGGCCGACGTACGCCGCTTCTGCGGGCGTGACCTTACCAACGGATTCGAGAGTGCGACGCGGACGGAAACGTACTGCGGCATGGATGAAACGACAATCCAACTTCGCGAGTGGCCGATCACTTCCGTTACGTCGGTTACGCAGTTGTGGGCGGGCGGGTCAACCGAAGTGGTAGACTCGACAACGTACCGGGCCGATTCTGATACGGGCCTGCTTTCGAGGATCGACGCGGTGCGAGGCCGGTTCGCATCGTTCCGCACGGACGGGTCGAACGTGGCCGGGACGTGGAAGCCTGAACCGCACTTTGCCGAAGGGTTCTTCAACTTCAGCATCGTGTACGTCGGCGGGTACAGCACGATCCCCGGCGATCTTCAGATGGCCGTTTGCCGCTTGGCTGACATTCTGTATGGCGGTCGCGGGCGTGACACGTCGCTGAAGTCTGAGAACTTGGGCCAGTACGCCTACACGCTGTCGGATGCCTCGCAGGTGTCGCAGATTCGCCGCGACCTTCTGGCACCGTTCAACACGGGGAGTACCTGACATGGCAACGACCCCTTGGCACTTGCTGACTTCGACGGCCACGGTGACCAACACCACTTGGGATAGTGGTGCGGACGGTATTCCTTGGGGCGACACCCCCAGCGGCACGCCGTCCGTTGCGTGCATGTTGCAGCCGGTCAGTGCGGGCGATGCTCTGGTGTACGGACGCGACACGACGAGCCAGATGTATGACGTGTTCCTCGCACCGACCGACAGCACGGGTGCGGCGTGGGACTGCTCGCCAACGGATCGGATTGCAATCGGCGGCGTGACGTACCGGATTGCGGGCAAGCCGCGTGACTTGTGCAATCTTGGCGTGGTGAAGCATGTGGTGGTGGAACTGGATACGCGATGAAAGTTACGGTCATCACATTCACGATTGACCGGGCCAAGCTCAAGCGTTCGCTTGTTGCGGCTATCAATCGGGGCGTGACTGTTGCTGCGGTTGTGTATG